CTGAAAGTCGAACCACCGAGAAACGTGAACGTGTAGATTACCGTTCATGGGTTCGGGATAAGTGGATCATTACAACACCGGGCAACGTGATCGATATAGACCAGCAGGTCCATGACATTCTCGGCATCTGCAAACGCTTCGATGTAAAGTCAATAGGCTTCGACGCGCATAGAGCATACCACGGTGTTGTTCAGGCATTACAGTCAGAAGATATAAAAATGAACGAATTCAGGCAGCGCACTGTGGATTTCGATGCACCTACACGTGAGCTCGAAAAGTTGGTATTATCCCGCAATCTAAACCACGGAGGCAACCCGGTACTGGCATGGATGGTATCAAACGTGGGCATTATGGAAGATACTTCCGGCAACATCAAAGCATCCAAAGGCAGAAGCTCCGAGAAAATTGATGGAGTTATTTCAACCATCATGGCACTCGGCGAACGCATGACATTTAGTAACGTACAATTCTCATACCTATCTTTTTAACTATGGAACTATCAGAACAAGCCATTAAACTTTTAACCACTTCTGGATTCGACCAGGAGTTTTTTAAGAACCTTGCAACCTGCAAAACAAAAAAAGAAGCCTACGATAAAACCGAGGAACTTTACCAGAGTTTTTTTAAAAAACGACGTTATTCGAGTTTTGAAAGTTACAGAGTTGTAAGAGATGCGAGAATTACTCAAAAACGTTAGAATCTGATTACTACTATTTTAAGTGAAATTTTACTCAAATTTTTCAAAATAATTTGAATTTTTGGATTGTTGATACTCAGGAAGTTAAAAGAATTATGTAAGAAAGGAAACATTGTTGCTCATATAAAAATATAAAATCTCTAAAACTTTGCTTATCGAAATTCTATGATATGCAAAAGTCGGAGATTAGAATATTAGGTTTAAAGGTTTTTGAAAGGCGAAGCGATTCCGTAAATGGAATGATTCGTGAAAGTTTTTTACAAAACATATTTGGCTCTCAGAGTTCAACCGGTAAGATGGTGAACGAGACCAATGCCAACACCATCGCAGTAATGTGGGCGTGCAGGCAACTTCTTTCAAATGCCTTTTGCATGGTTCCACTTAGTGCTTATCAAAAAGACGGGGATAAAAGAACCATTCTGGATAAAGATCCCATTCACATTCTTATTCACAACCGCCCAAATTCTTACATGACCTCCTTCACCTGGAGGCGAACTATTATGATGCAGGCAACATCCTACGGAAATTCTTATACCATCATTCACAGAAATGAGAATTCAGGAAAGCCTGAAACACTTGAACTGCTTTTAAAACCAAAAGATGTAAAGCCATATTTGGTAAAAGGCAAAGTTTGGTATGATGTAAAGGGATTTGAACTTCCGGTACCAGCCGAAAATATGATTCACTTCAAATGGAATGGCGATGGTATTGTTGGAAAGTCTCCCATGGAAGTGGCACGTGAAAACATTGGACAGGCACTTGCCATGCAAGATTACGGATCTAAAATATTCTCAACCGGTGGAAGCAAGAAGGTTGCAATAAAAACTCCAAATAAAATTACTCCAGAAATGAAGGAGTCTATGAAAAACTCATGGGCTCAGAATTACGGAGGAAGTGATAAACTTCATGAGCTTGCTTTTCTTGATGGAGGTACAGAGCTTATTGAAGTGGGTATGTCTCCAGCCGATGCACAGATGGTGGAGCAAATGAAATTCAAGATCGAGGAAATATGCCGGATCTATTCCGTACCTCTTCATCTGGTTCAGAGTCTCGACCATGCCACGAACAACAACATCGAACACCAGGGCATTCAGTTTGTAACCTACACCATGATGCCTCACTTTGTAAACTTCGAGCAGGAGCTTGATTTTAAATTGTTTGGTGGTCAAACAGGCAAATACACAAAGCACAATGTTAGCGCACTCATGCGTGGAGATATGCAAACCGAGGCAGCTTACTTAGGAAAGATGATGGATTTGGGTATCTATTCAATCAACGATGTGAAACGCATCAAGGATGAAAACCCAATTGAGGACGGCGATGGACATTATGTACAGGTAAACCGTGTTTCAATAAAGGAAATGAATAAGCCTGCACCTTCACGCATTGATCCTGCTGTAAGAGCACTCACAGAAGAAGCGTTGAAACAAAAGAACGGACACAAAATCGAAAATAATTAAAATGAAAAAAGAATTGTACTCTCCGGAAAAAAGGGTTTTTGATGCCAGTGTTGCTCTTGAAAAAAGATCAGACGACACCAAATCACGCAAAGTTATAATCAGAGCCGCTGTTATAAACAGTTTATCGAAGCCTCTCAACTGGGGATTTAGGGAACGAATTGAACCAGGAGCCTTTGATGGTGCCGACATGTTAGATGTAGTTGCCGTACTGAATCATGATTTCAACATTCTTTATGCACGTACTTCATCGAAAACCCTTGCTTTAACAGTTGATGAAAATGGATTGCAAGCCGAGTTCGAAGCTCCAAACACAAACCATGGCGACGAACTTTTAGAAATGATTAGCAGGGGAGATATTTCCCAGGCATCCTTCCAGTTCATTATCGACAAAGACAGATGGGTAAACGATCCCGACAATGGCGAAGTTCGCATCATTGAAAAGTTCAGAAAAATTATTGATGTATCTCCCGTTGTATTCCCTGCTTATGCAGATACTGAAGTTGCAAAACGCAGTTATGATGAGCATAAAGAAACCGAACAAACCGAAAAGAAAATACCTTCAAGCGTAATGCACGCCGAGGCTGAATATGAATATTTAAAACTCAAATCTTAATTTTTATTACAATGAAAAAGAATCAAATTTTTGTAGGAATCCTGATGTTGGTTGCAATCGTGATGGTTGCATTCACATTCGCCCCTGGCGTTGCCGTATTGGCATTCGCACTCCCTGCCGGATTACTCTCTTCCAATAGCATGAAAGAGCAGCGTTCCGCATTCGAAACAGAACTGCTTGGCATTATCAATGCAGCCAAAACTGAAAAACGTGATTTCACTGAAGCTGAAATTTCTAAACGTGCAGAGTTGGTAAGTAAAATCAATGCCCTGGATATCGACATCGAACTTCGCAAGAAGGAAGAAGCAATCGAAGCCAGAGTAGCCGGTGGAATAATTAATGAAGAAAATAAAAAGCAGGAAGATAAAGAGATACGTAAATACTCTATCGTTCGTGCAATGGATTTGCTTTCCAGTAATACTCCTCTTGACGGATTAGAACTTGAAATGCATCAGGAAGCAGCTAAGGAATTGAGGCTTCTTGGTCAATTACCAAAAGGAAATCTTTTAGTTCCTTCATTTATTATAAACAAAAGAGATGCCCAAACGCAAGCTGAAAAGAGAACTTCGCTTTTTGCTGCATCTTCTCCAATGGTACAAACCGATGTAACTGATTTCATTCCTGCATTATATTCGAAAAACGTATTGGCAGCACTTGGCGCAAAAATAATGACAGGTTTAGTTGGTAATATTTCTATACCTAAAAGTGGTGGATCTACAGCAGCATGGGAGGGTGAAGTTGATGCAAACGCAGACGGTACTCCAACCTTAACACCTGTTACTGCAGCTCCAAAAAGGCTTGGTGCATTTGGTTTAATTTCTAAATCATTATTGCAACAGGCTGGTAATTACAATGTGGAAGCATTTGTAACTGATGAAATTGTAAAAGCTATTAATGCAGCTCTCGAAGTTGCAGCCATTAATGGAAGTGGAACCGGACAGCCATACGGTATTTTAAATACTGTAGGTATTGGTTCAGTAGTTGGTGGAACTAACGGAGCTGATCCAACTTCAGCACACGTAATTTCATTGGAGGAAGCAGTTGCATCTGCAAATGCAGATATTAATTCACTCGGATTTCTTACAAATCCTAAAGTTCGTGGTAAACTGAAAAAGACGGCACTCGATGCAGGTTCAGGAATGATGGTTTGGGATCTGAAAGCCTACAATGAACTTATGGGTTATAATGCCGGCGTTACTATGGCTGTTCCATCTACATTAGAAAAAGGTGAAGGAACTGATTTATCAGCATTGATATTCGGTGATTTCTCGCAATTGATGATGTTACAGTGGGGTGGTTTCGATATCGTTGTTGATCCATATACAGCAGCTAAAACAAACCAACTTAATCTTGTGATCAATTCATTCTGGGATATTATCATTCGTAATGCAGCTTCATTCGCCGCAATGAAAGATATTAAAACCGCATAGTTTTAATTGCATCGTCTTCCTGACATAGGGAAGACGATGCTTTAAATAAACTTCCATGAAAAAGCTAAAATTTATAAAGCATCCCGGTAGTTTTAACCTGGCATATCATCCAGGCGAAGAGGGATTGTTTGAAGAGAAACAAGCATCTGAGCTCATTGCTGCAGGTATTTGTATAGCTCTCGAAAATGAATCAGATCTTCCACAAGATCTTCCCGGAAGAAATTATATTTTAAAAGCAGGCTTATCCCTTGAAGAACTGAAAGAAATTAAAGACTTCACCGAGATACCTGGTATCAAAAAAAATATTGCAGAAAAATTAACCACATATTTTAATCCAGAATCATAATGAAAAAGATTTTTGTATTACTCGTATTAGTGCTGGCACTTGCTGTAGGCAAGGTAAACGCACAAAAACAATTCCACTATCAGTATTTCGATACCCTAACGAATGCTGTTGCTCTTACCTATACTGTTGATCCTTCATTTTTAGGAGACAATTTATGGGATGCATCTTTCACTATCCAGGCTGACAGTATATCTGGCGGAACTGCAGGTATAGCTTACATTCAAGTTTCTAACTGGACAACCGGAAACTACTGGCATACTATTTCATCTACTACTATAAACGGGGTGCAAACTCTTGCGCTGGTAGAAGATGAACTTCGCTTTAAACGTATGCGATTTTATGTTACCGGTGGAGGTACCCAGTCCACATTTGTGAGAATTGCAGTTAACGCAGTCAAAAAGCTGTGAGCAATGTACTTCGACCTGATAACCGGACCATCCAGCGAGCCTGTTTCTCTTGCACAAGCAAAAGAGCATTTGCTTATTGAAGCTGCAAACACAGACTTCGATACGTACATCTCCGCTCTTATACTTGCTGCACGAAAATACATCGAGCAACGGACCGGTTATATCTGTGTTCAAAG